GTTGTGGAATGCAGAAACGTCTTGTGCCAATTCAGGAGACCATTGTGCTCTTAATTTTCTTTCTGTAACAGATACAGTAACTGACTCAAGGTCAAAAGAAACTTCACCAATTTTGTCTTCGAATAAAAAAAGGAGACAATTTCTTGTCTCCTTTTTCTTATTCTGTTTTAATTGATTATCTCAATTCTCTTAAGTCAAATGTTCTAACTCCATCAACTGTGATACGTCCGTAGAAACGGTTGTTAACCATTTTCTTAGCGTATCTTGTCATAATACCTTTGATAGGTGTGAAGTTGAACGGATTGTACATTGTAGGTGTCAATTGTAGAGGTACGTACGGTGCGTAGATGTAACCTGTGTCTAACAATGATGTTCCTTTGTGTCCTAGTAACACTTGGTTAGCTGGGAAGTAAGGATCACGGTAAACTTGGTAACGTCCTGCTAAAGTACCAACTCTTTCAATACCCATGTTATATTGATCTTGCTCTGGTGAAGCGTTTGATACGTGGAAGTATTCAAGATCATCAAAAATAGCTGAAACTTCAGAAGAAACAACGATCCAGTTAGCTCCACCTCTCAAAGTAGATTTGTGGATTTGTGCTGACAACTGGTTGATTGCTGTAATCAAAGTTTGGTTCCAGTCTTTTTGAGTATAAGAAGTTGTTAAAGACAATCTTCTCCATCCGTTGTAGTCCCAACGTAAATTCCAAGCCGCTCCTTTTCTCAAGTCACGTAGAATTTCACGGTCGATTTCAGCTGCAACTTGTTCTGATAACAACGCTGTTAATTCAGCTTCAGCATCGATGTTGTGGAATGCCGCAACGTCTTGAGCAAGTTCTGGAGACCATTGTGCTCTTAATTTTCTTTCACTTACAGAAACAGTTACTGATTCTAAATCGAAAGAAACCTCACCGATTTTTTCTTCAAATTCCAATTCTTCGTATCTTCTCCATACAGCGTAGAATGAATCATCATAAGTAAACGCAGTGATTGTACTTCCTGTATAACCATCTAAAGTGTCAGAACCACAGTTAGCACATGCAGGACATGATAAGTCTACTTCAAGGATAATACATCCTTCAGGGTTACAGATATCATAGAATGAACCTCCGTTACCATCAGTTGGGAATGTAGTTGAAGTTTGGTTACCATATTGTACAATTCCTTTACCATATTTTTGAGTAACAACTCTAAATAATAATGGAGTTGCGGTTGGACAAATATTTTCATCCCCATACTGTAAATTAGCAGTTGACATAATTTTTAAGTCGGACAAGAATGTTTCACTGTCGATTTCGTTACCATCTGGACCGATTAATTTACCAGCTCCTGGAATAGAAGCCCATCCACAAAGTTTCAATAATACTTTTCTTGTGTTACCAACATATGTAGGGTCATTATCAACAGCATTTACTAAATCACCATTAGACCATTTAACAACATTTGCAAATGAAGTAACAGCTGACCAACGACCTTTAGAGTAGTCGAATAAACCTTCTGGATCTAATCCTGGTTCAGCACCTTCATAAAATAAATCATAAAGATTTTTTGCATATGGTGCGTTTGCATTTGGTGCTGTGTCAGCACCTGGATAACCTTGTCCTGGTACGTTATAACCTCCATTTACCGCTTCTGGTGAACCAATTGGTGGGTAATGTGTGTGACCAGCTTCATTTGGATTGTATCCTTGGATACGAGGTACAAAGTAGAACAATTTACCGATAGGTAAGTTCATTGCTTGTACAGATACGATATCGTTAGCTAACAATTTAGAGAAAACTCTTCTTACGATTGGGAAAACAACTGTTTCGAACGCTCCGTTAGAACCTTCAGAAGTTGCTTCGTTAATCAAGAAAGAAGCTTGGTTTTCATACAACTGTGCTACGTTTTCTTTTAGGTGGCCTTTAAGACCTTCAAGGAACCCTAATTTGTCCCATTTGTTAATAGTGTCTTCTTTGATAACTTTAAGGTGCTTAAGACCGATGTTACCAACAAGACCTGATTCTAATAATGCTCCCATTTTTTTATTTTTAATTTGAGTTTATTTTTGTTTATTTTATTTTTGTCATCAAATCCTTCATTCTCATGAACTGAGGATTTTCATACGTTTTTGTTTCAATCAAATTAGTTGATGATCCGTTTTGTGGTGTTCTTACTACTCTACTTTGAATAGATTCTGTAACAACATCACTACTTACTTTACCATCTAATTCTCTTTTAATTGTTTGATAAAGATTTTTAGATTCTTTGATAGATTCTACATTATCAAATCTTCTAAGAATATTAATCTTTTCTTGTTTAGTTGTTGAGTGTTCAGTAAATAGTCTTGTTGAATAAGCCAAATTAGAATTAAATACAGCAACTTCATTCAATTTATTTCTAAAGAAGTCTAATGCTTTTTTATATTCTTCATTTTTTTCTCTTAATAAATTTAATTCTTTATTAACAGATTCATTTTTTAATTGGCTTGGTGCTGCAACTCTATCTCTTGTAGCTCTTCTTTTATAAGTTATGTTTCTTGCTGCTTCGCTTTTTTCACCCTTATCCCATTCATCATCAAGTTCTTTATCATCATCAGATGTTTCAGTAACTCCTTTTTTCATGTTTTTAGGGTAACTAAATTTCATTTTACCAACGTTACCTTTTGGTTTGAAACCTTCACCCATTTCATTTGGTGATGCAGGAAAACTAACTAAATCTTCACCTTCTTCTAAATCCCAATCCTCATCAAGTTCATCGTCATCATCTGAAGTTTCAGTTACACCTTTTTTCAAAGATTTTGGATAACTGAATTTCATTTTTCCAACATTCCCTTTTGG